GCTTTAAAAGGTATTTACAAAGAAGAAAATGAAATACTTGATAATATTATAACAGAAAGTATTAGGGAAACAGATAAAGAAATTTTACAAGAAAGTGTTTTTTCTAAAGCTGTAAAAGTAGTTAAAAGTTGGATTTCAAGATTTCTTAATAAAGTGTGGAATAAAATAAAAGCATTTTTAATTAAAGGTTTAGATGTTGCTTTAGATTTACTTGGTGTAAAAATTACTGCATCTGGTGATGGATATAAATTTGGTGGATTTTAAATGATATCATTCACACAATTAACAGAAGACAAGGGTGGTAAGAACTTACACCTAGAGCATCTGGAAGATGAAATCCTTAACTATGGAGTTGATGGTGGTAGAGCTGCAATCAACTTCCTACGTTCACTAAGAGATATGCTTGCTGGTAATGCTCGGTCTTCAATTAACATGACTGTCAAATGGGATGGTGCGCCTGCGATATTCGCTGGTATCGACCCAGAAGATGGTAAGTTTTTTGTTGCGAAGAAATCAGTATTTAATGTCAACCCTAAACTATACAAATCAAATAAAGAAATAGACGATGACCTATCAGGGACACTTAACGAAAAATTTAAAGTTGCATTAGCAGAGTTTTCAAAGCTTGGTATTAAAAATGTATTGCAGGGTGACCTTATGTTCACCAATGATGTGAACACAGATACCATTGATGGTGTTAATTACTATACTTTCCAACCTAATACTATTGTTTATGCTGCACCTGTTGATTCTGATCTTGGTAAGAGTATTAACAACGCAAAAGTTGGTATCGTTTGGCATACCACATACACAGGTAAAGTATTACAAGATATGAAAGCATCATTTGGTGCAGACATTAGAGGACTGAAAAACCTGTCTTCAGTTTGGATGGACGATGCAACTTATAAAGATGTATCAGGTAGTGCTACAATGAACTCAAAAGAAACAGCTGCGGTAACTGCTGCATTGTCTTCTACTGGTTCTACTTTCAAAAGAATTAACGCAACACAACTAAAGAAGTTTCTTAATCTACAGGAAAGTATGACAGGTGCAATCGCTGGTGCATCACTCAAGACATACAATAACAGCAAGGTTCGTGCGGGAGAGAAGATTACTAATCCCAAAGCACACGCAAAAGGATATGAAAAGTGGGTTGAGATGTCAATCCAGAAACAGATTGATAAAGCAAAGAGTGTTGCTGGTAAAGATAAATATACTAAAATACAGAAAGAATATGTACGAGAAGTAGGAAAACATACTAATAATTTGATACAAATCATTACATTTCAGAACTATTTGGTTGATGCAAAATCACAGATTGTAAATAAACTAAATAGTGTAAAGGGATTAACAAATACCTTTATTAAGACCGCAAATGGATTTAAAGTAACTAACCCAGAGGGTTATGTTGCTATTGATAGAGTCAGTGGTGGTGCTGTTAAACTAGTGGACAGAATGGAGTTCTCGTTTAACAACTTTAGCGCAATTAAGAGCTGGGATAAATGAAAAATTTTAGAGATATTGTAGAGGTTCGTGGGGATATAGCTGTATTTACCTTTGGTAGATTCAATCCACCGACTACGGGCCACGAAAAACTCATAGATGCACTTGCAAAACAACAATCTAATAACGCTGGTTCTGCGATGTATGTGTATCCATCACATTCGCAAAACGCTAAGAAAGACCCATTACCTCATGCACTAAAAATTGCATATATGAGGAAAATGTTTCCAAAGTACAAAGGCAATATCACAGTAAGCAAATCAAGAACTGCTCTTGAAGCCGCAGTAGAGTTGCACAAAAAAAGACATCGTTCTATTGTAATGGTTGTTGGTTCTGATAGAGTCACAGAGTTTAATACTCTCCTCAATAAATATAATGGTGTAGATTCTAAACATGGTTTTTATAGTTTTGATGATATCAAAGTTGTGTCTGCTGGTGAACGCGACCCAGACGCAGAAGGTGTTTCGGGTATGTCTGCGTCTAAGATGCGAGCTGCAGCATCTTCTGGTGATTTCGATTCATTCAAAACTGGTGTTCCGTCTACCTTTAAAGATTCACTAAAACTCTATAACGATGTTCGTAAGAATATGGGCATTCGTGAAGAACGAGATATGGGTGAGATGACAGACTTTGAAACACTCAGAGATTTGTATCTTACCGGCAAACTTTGGAATGTGGGTGATATTGTAGAATCTCATGGTCACGAAGGTAAAGTTATTAACAAAGGTACAAACTATTTAACATTTGTATCAGAAGATGGTAAAGTGCATAAGACTTGGTTACACGATATAGTAGAACGAGACTATAAAAAAGAATACGCAAATTATCAAGGAACACCAGAACAGATTGCAAGACGCTCTTCAAGAAACAAAGCTCGTAGAATTATGGGTGACAAAGCAGTAGAGGGTAAAGATGTAGGACATAAAGACAATAATCCTCTAAACAATGACCCCTCTAATTTGAAAATGGAAGACCCATCAAAGAATCGTAGAGAACCAAGATTAAGAGAAGTAAAACAAGACAAAGAGATTAAAGATAAGAAAGGTACTCAACCCGCAAAGTATTATAGTGATATGGCAAAGTCTACTAAAGACAAACGTGCCGCACACTTCAACAAAAAGAAAGCAGGGCCAGCGCCCGGCGATGCATCAGCTAAAACTAAACTATCTACTCACACTAAAGACTTTAAGAAAATGTATGGTGAGGCCTCTATAGATGAAGTAAGAGCAAAACAAGCAGTCAATTCTCGTGGTAAGGTTCAGAAACTTGTAACTGCACATGGTCTTAAATTTAAAGGTAAAGTATATAAAGAAATAGACATGGAATTGAAAGGTATTGATAATAATACTAAAATGGTTACATTTAATATTATTCATCCAAAAGAAATATTTGGTAATGAAGTTAAACTTGCGTTTAAAGTTTTAAGACGAGGGCCATTCATGGCAACTGATACTTCAAAGATAAATGAAGTTCTTGGTAAAGATGCAGATCAAGGAGATTACATAGATGATTTCCAGAAGTCTGATGCACCACAGTTCAAAGGTAAATCTAAAGAGAAACGCAAAGAGATGGCGATTGCTGCATATCTCTCCAAAAATGAATCTCTCTTAGATAACGTAAATAAAATGCTGAGTGAGTCTGGTCATACCGATGTTGCTTCAATGAAAAACAAAGTACAGATTGCAATGTCTGCTCTTCAAAAGATGCAGGGTGAATTAGGCAAACTTGGTGATGAAGATGATTTGCCGACATGGTGGACAAACAAGGTTGCAACTGCTGTATCTCGACTTGATGATATGTCTGACTATCTGGACACACAGGTAGAGGAAGTCGAACTTGATGAAAAGATTGCAGGTTTGGTAAAGAAGTCAGAAAAATCTGGTATGTCATATTCTATTTTGAAAAAGGTTTATGACCGTGGTATGGCTGCATGGAAGACGGGTCATCGTCCCGGTACTACACCTCAACAGTGGGCATTTGCAAGGGTTAACTCCTTCACAACAAAAAGTAGTGGTACTTGGGGTAAGGCAGACAAAGACCTTGCAAAACAGGTGGAACAGATAGAAGAAGCTTGTTGGGTTGGATATAAACAGGTTGGTATGAAAAAGAAGGGTAATAAAGAAGTCCCCAATTGTGTCCCAGAAGAAACAGATTTGAATGAGTGGGGTGAAATTGAGGAAGAGTCAGAGTATCAGGGTCGTAAGGTTACTCTCAACAAACCGACATCTGGAGACGTTAAAAAGTCAAAGGTGTATGTGAAAAACGAAAAGGGTAATGTCGTAAAAGTTAATTTTGGTGATCCCAATATGAAAATTAAAGTGAGTGACCCGGCAAGACGTAAATCTTTCCGTGCTAGACACAATTGCGAGAATCCGGGTCCGAAATGGATGGCAAGATATTGGTCTTGTAAAGCATGGTAACTTATAAATAGAATACAATAATAAAGGAAACTCCTATGTCAAATTATAGAAAAACAATGGGTCAGGCAATCGAAGAGATGTATCCTATTAATGAGGATAACATGGACTTGATGCGTAAAGCAGCCGGTGGTGCAATGCAGAAGATCAAAATGAAAGACGGTAAGTTACAGATGGATTCGTTCACTGCATCTGCTATTATGAAAGTATATGATAAGGTAAATCCTGCCAATCAGAAGAAGATGGCAACCATGATTAA